TCCCATGATTGCCATTCCCCGATAGGTCAAATAGTTTATCTCCTGTGCCCTCATTAAGAATAAAATCTAGCACGCGGCCTCGAGCCAGAGGATCACTAAGATTTACTACTGATCCGAGCGGTGGCTTCTGATGATGCACTTCCATCGGCTAAACCTCCAGGTGACTTTGAATATGATCCACAGCGTTCGCTAAGGCCGGGCTATTAAGCAATTGCCGGCCTTTTTTGTAGTCGTCTATGGCCAGTTGCATCTTCTCAAGCAACGCGTCTCGTGATGATGATACGGGATTGTTAGGATTGTGGTTCTGTGAGAAGCTCAGGTTTAGTACCTCCTCGTTATTCTCAGTTAAAATTAGCTTCAGAGTAACTACAATTCTATCTTTGCGATCATAATGGGCTGCTACTACGCTTATCTGCGGCTGATCCAGTGCCATCCTCTTATCATCTCCTCAACTTATATATTTCAACCCGGCATACTTAGCCGAGATCGTTATTTCACCCGCTGTCGATGTACCGTTATATACGCCAATCTCCAGCCAGGGTATCTCGTTAAACTCCAGAGTTATCAGTTCAGTCTCCCCTGCGTCGTAGGTTATCTCACATGATCCCGCGGCGAGTATGGTATCTTTGGTGGTACCGCTATCCGTTGATTTCCTGATCCGAATTTCTGCATCGCCATCAATCGATGCAGCGAAGGCTATAGATATTTGTACCACTACTTTCTTATATCCATTCGCAGCGAGATCTATAGATCCCTTGCCTTCGACTCCCTTGGCTGGCGAAGCATCATCGAAAGTAATATCCTGGTCCTCTGTCCATAAAATCGTTTGTATATTCTCGGTGGCTTCTATAATCTTCTTCGTATCATTCGAAAATATATCTGAAACATCCACTGCCATATTATCGCCTTTCTTCCTTTATAAGCCTATGGAGATCATCCAACTTGCGCTCTAGCGTTCTCGTCCGTTCATCTACGAGCTTATTGAGGGAGTCTATTTTCTCTGTTAATACGCCCTCTTGTATCTCCAGGTCTCCTATTCGCTTATCCTGTGAGCCCAGTTCTCGAAACGCGTATGCCAGTATCGCCCCTAGCAGGATTATCACTATTGAAATTGTAATACCCAACATCAATTTATTTAAGATCCCTGATTCGCCTGGATCCGGTGGTTCAAGAACCGGGTTATTTGGAATCTTCAATGACATCGCTTTTTCGTTATTCCAATCTGTAGGGCGTATTGCAATATGCCCTTACTCAAGAAATAATAAAGGCGGCGGCCCCCCTAATAGCTTAGACCACCGCCTCTACTTCCCAATCTATCACTATTCTATCATCCCCGGAAGTGGCGGGGGGCTGGCTCTCTTTTGTATCCCTTCCACTATCTCGGGGCCGCTTTTCTTTTTTTCCGTGACACTCAGCTCCGTCTCCTCCATGAACTTATCCCAGAGGCTGATAGCATCCCGCGGGAGCGTATTCTGACTATTTAGTTTCTCAAGCTGTGCTTTAATGATGCTATAGATACCAGGGCCGATTTCAAACTCACGACGGCAGTCCATGGCCGCCTCGGTATCCCATTTAGTCAGGCCCCCGGGAAGATCTTCAAATTTCAACTGTGTCTTCTCGGCATCAGTGAAACCTACGTCATTTATGACGTTCTGTATCAGCTTGTTGTCGGTAATATTTCCTTCCTTGGGCAGAATCCCAAGTAAAATCAAACGCTCGATCACCGTCAAAATCATAGTAGCCATTTAAACAATCTCCTTCGCCAGGGTTGAAGGGTTAGGGGAGCGGGGCTCGACAAGTCAAATCGATTAGAGGACAGGTTGTTTTCTGCCCCGCTCCGTTCAGGCAATCGAGGCCCCTAGCAAATCCCGCTAGTTGGGATTGGCCTGATCGCCTGAGGTTGTTGCTCCGATGTTCCTCACAAATGCACAAACCTGCTTCGATTGCAGCTACGCAACTGCATAGAGATCAACTGCTCAGTTGCATAATGATCGGTTTTTTGATCTCTATGCAACTGAGCAGTTGAGGTTACAAATCCCCATATCGTAAATTCAATAAGCATAGTCGTTTACAGCATCGCCGCCATCTTTTATTAAACCATATTCTCGCCCATACGTCCAAAATTCTGATGCTCGAGGTTGTATTCGCTATTTCCTCACGTCCAGCCATCCCGGATCAATATAGTAAATGTTGTGATTAAGCATTAACCCGCCGTGTTCGTATTCGATAAATCCTGCTTTAGCCAGTTGCTTTATACCTCTTGAGATAGTTCGGAATACCATTCCGCTATCTCGTAGGATTTCTCTATATGAATAGGCGAAGGATGCGTCTTTCCCTTTTCTTCTTACAGCCAGATAAATAAACAATAGACGACTATTTGGCCGCAATTCTCGAAATTGCTTTGATAGCAGTGTAGTCTCTGGAATAAGAGCAAAGTGTCTATTTCTCTCCACTCTTGACCTCCCCAAGATAAGCAGGTCTTCCGGAAGATGATCTTGGGGGCTCATCCTCCGGTGACCTACTCCGCGCTCCATTTCTGGAGCAGGTAGTTAAGATTCAGCAGAAACGTCAGGAGCTACCCGACATTTTTAGTATACTACAAATTCCTCCTTTTTTCAATTAAAAGTCAGCAAAACCAGCAAGCCATCTAAGATTGTCCTACGCGTTCGGATGAAGCGTAATGTATCTATCTAAGTCACCAATTTTGACTCTGATCGCATAGTCTGACGTATTCCCCGAATAATTCTGGTTCATTATACAGCCTAATTCGGTAGAGTCTGAAAAATCTACAAAGTACCAAGCGGCATTGTTACCTTCAAGTCCGAGTACAGCCGAATTCGATTGGATAGTGCCATGGTTGCGGCATCGGATAAAGAGGTTTCGAGTGAGCGGAGCATTTGTCGTGACCATCCCAAGATCGAGACAATGTAAGCTTGAGACGGTGGTACCTTGATCTCCGATGTATACGCTTATGCCGAACACATTACCGTGTGTGTGGTTGTCAGTATTAGTAGCAAAGCTAACGTCCACCCCAAGGAATGACGCCGTGTCCTCTTCGAGTGAGATTTCCGCAGCAAAAACGCGGGTACCGGCCGATGCTGATTGGGCTGCCGATATGGTATAGTTTACAACTACGCCCCGGCAACGCCCGGCAGCGATTCCTGATGCGTCATCTACCGTTAGCTCGATTACTTCGGTTGCGGAATCCAGAGTTGTTGTAGCAACGAAGCAAACCGATGTCTGGTTTGTTAGGCTGATAGCAGCTGTACTCGCCACGCCACTGATCGAGATGCCGGTAGTTGATGTACCAGCTACGTTGATGCCGGTAGTACAGTTACCTAAATACATGCCAACATCTGCTTGATCATTCGCGATGTAGAAACCATAGTCCCAGTTATAGGACGTATTGGCGGTTTCTACGATGAAGGCGTAACTGGTAGAGATCGTTCCGCTGTTATTCATCGAAGCGCGGAAACCCTTTAGCGTGGTTATAGTTCCGCCGGCTCCCACATCCACCTGTGCCTCTACCATGTGGGCGGTTGTGATCGTGCCCTTCTTGGCGTCTACGTTGGCTATTACCGCCCTGGCCTGTGCCAGTGTCCCGGTATCGCTATCAGAGTTCAGACCGGCCTTGATTTCCGCGCCGTCTGTTCCGCCAGTAATCGTTCCGGTGCCAGTCGCCCTCGATCTTATTTGCATACCCTGAGCGCTGTGTCCTGCAGTCACTCCTGACGTCAAATGCTGGACATAGATCAGCCGACCTGGATCTTCATCCTCAGTCGTCCTCTGAATGAAACATTTGTCTTCTGAGTAATCCCACCAGAAAAAACTGGTAGCTCCCTCAGAGCCAAATGCCTTCACGTCATTTAACATACCTCCGCCGTCGTCGATATTGAACGCATTATCCAACAACCTGTTAGTTGGCTGGTGTACGTTCCTATCCAGCGCAGCGAGGTCTATCGTTGTCGTGCCCATTTATTAAGTCGCCTCCCTGAGTCGTGTTATCAGTTCCTTTGCTTTTGACCCTACTCTCCAGAGACCCTGTTTAGCGGCAGTCCTTCTCAATTCACCCCAACTCATTCTTTCGTAATTGGGAGTGTTTACCTCATTCCCCTGACTGACTGCTCCTCCTTTGACCTCCTTGACTGAGATCATCAAGAACTTACCGGCATGCTCAGCGAGTTTCCTGTCTTCAGTGTAAACACCAGAGTCAGGTAAGAGATCAAGGGGTTTTCCGCCCTCCCAGGGTATCCTTCGAGTCGCGCCAAAGTTCCAGATTTCCCACATAGTTACTTTTTCCTTTTATGCGATCTTGAGTCTTTTTAGCAATACTGCCTCGTTCACGTTTTGAATTGCGGGATCCACTGCCAGATCATAGTAGAAATAGTTAGCCTGATCTGCTGCCTCCCGTGCAGTTTCTAGGGTCAGCTTCTTCTGCATTCCGATCACGAAGTTGTCCCACCGTGTCAATATGCAATCGGTCAGATCACCTGGTGTCGATGTGTCCAGCTTTTCGTGCTGGACATCGCCAGATGCTATGATCATTTCGGTAGGCATCTGCGGAACCGAGACGATGGGGATCGTTCCGTATTGCAATGCTGACTTGCCCTGGATGGCCTGATCCCCCAGGATAGTCGCCCGTTTGCTGAGGCCCTTTACGTATCTACTGGCTATCTGATCGTTACAGAAGAACCGGAATCGTGACAGGCCCTCCTTGCCCTGCTTGTACTTACTGGGCATTTGTTCGATCATTAAATCGAACTTATATTCCTGATCGTAGGGCGCGTTGGCATCTCGCTCTACTATGCCCTGTGATGTGGTGAGATCAAAGCTCTCGGCAATAGCGGAAACTATGTTAGAAGCGTCCAGGACGATAGTGGAACCTGTCACATCGTTTTCGTAACTCTCGCCCGATTGAGAGTGATCCAAACGGTATCTCCAGCCTGCCACAACTGATCTCGCGTCTGTGCTAGCGAATCCTGAGAGACTCTGATCGTCTCCGATAATGTATAACTCCTCTAGCTCAGTGGCTAACTGCTTTGCTGTCATACTCATGATCTGTGACTTGAATTCTGCTGCTGTGCCCACATTCAAGTCCTCCAGGTCGCTATCGAAAATCACCACGCAGCATCTCAGCCGCTTCGCCGATAACTCGATCAGATCATGCTCGTACGCGCTCTTGTAATCGCTTTGAGTGAATGTGGACTTGGGATGGAGTATCCGCGTCGTTCCGAAACCCAACGCCCTGACGTTTTTAGTTTCGGAATCCATCTTCACCAGCCGGGCATTGCCCTTCAAGACCGATTCGTCCCATACCATTTCGATAAACCTGTCAGCCTCCTGAGCTGATAGGGTGATCGTTGGCAGGGCTATCATCTTCTGAATCAGCTCTATTTTCTTAGTCTGACTCAGAAAGTCCCTGTTCGTATAACGCATTATCTATTCACCTCATTTCTGGATACTGGATTCTGGATACCAGAATCGAGAATCTAATATCAAGAATTATTCTCCTATATCTAAACTCGGCCAGGGATCCCCCTCATCATCCTTCTTGAGATCCTCTTTATCATCTTTCTTCTCTCCATCGATTTCGATGCCTTTTTTAAGTCCCCTGGCTTTCTCCACGCGTTCAAGCCGCTCGCCGATCTCTTCCAGTTTTTTCATGAGATTGCTTTCAGTGGAGGCCCCTTTGTCCTCTTCACCATCGCCCTCTTTATCATCGCCGTTACCTTCCTCTTTTCCCTCTTCTTTCGTCAGCAGGGTATGGAGAGACTTCAGCAATTCCGTCGTATCGATCTCTTGATCCTCCATCTCCTGCTCTTTCTTGAAATCTTCTGGCAGGAGCGACTGGAGTCTCTTTATAGCCGCCCAGATCTCACCACTCACGAATTTGGAGATCCGCTTGCCTGCCTTTTCGACGTCTTCTTCCTCATCCTCGCTCTTCTTATATGGTTTGGGGTAAGGATATTTCCCTGAAGCGAACTTAGCCAGAGCATCCACCGCGCTTTTCAATTCAGAAGGCAAATGCTCTTTCCATTTATTGAGCATCCTGAATGCGCCCTTGATAGCATTAAGAGCCTCGGTGGGCATCTTCTTTGCCTTTGCTATGTGCTCGGCATCCATTTCTTCGTCCAGAAGGTCCCTATACTCTTTCTCCAGTTCAATCCCCTCAAGCTCCTCCTTCTCAAAGGACTCGAGGACGGCTTCTATGTGCTTGTCCTTTGGCATCTGTATTCCCTCCGATTTCTTCGCGGCACACTGCATAATTGTTCCGCATTTGGGGCACTTTTTCCGACCCGGCACTCGATGACCGGAATAGTCTAACTTGTATCCGCATTCTGGGCATACAAGTTCACCGCTTTTTTCTAAGCTTTTGAAGAACAAAAACAGCTTGCGAGAGGCCGGATTCTTGACGAAGGAAACCTCTGAGACTTTTATGTTTTTGAGTTTCCTTCCCTTTTGAAGTTCCAACATTTTTCTTCCCCTGGCGGCCAAAAAAATAACGGCTGCCAAAAACCTGATTAACAAGTAATCTAATCAAGCTCAGCATCCGCTAATTATTAACGAATCTGACTTCTAAGACTTACTTTTTTTCTATGTAAGGAAATAGAGAACTGGAGCAAGCACTGGTGGTCGGCCTCCCTTGCTCCAGCTCACTTCTCCAAAATCTACGCGTTTAAAGAGCTTGCCGACTTACTTTAGCATTGCGATTTTAGAGAAGCTAACTTCTAAGACTTACTTTGGTGGTGGGCAGGCACGAAGTTCCGGTCTAAGTGGGGGTGCCACTTACCGGAACTTCATCCTACCCTGCTCTCTATATATCGGACGGCGAGCCGTGATTGACACAACCGCGAAAATGGAGAGGCGGCATTTCAAATTCACCGCTTCGTATTATATGCCTGCAACTTACAAGTAAGTCCGTCGTCCTGTGGCATTTTTTATAATTGCCGATTCATTTTTTCCAACGTAGCAGATTAGGTTCCGGGTTGCGTGGCATTATTTGTTCGCTCCGGAACCTATCTGCTATGAATAGAGCCACCTCGCATTCCTAATTTATCACATTCCTAATCGAATGTCAAGGAGTAATTATTTTCTGTTGTCAGACCGCGCTCGGCCCGCCATGGAATAACCTGCAATCTCCCCTGATTTAATAGCCATCCAGATCGGCTTATCAAGAATTCTTGTAGTTAAGATCCAGGATCCCTTCCTCACGAGATCCCCATTTGCACCTCTGAAATCTACAGGGGCTAAATAACTCTCCAACACATTTACGTTGATGGGTTTGCCTTCGTGAAACGCCTTGAATTTCTGGCCCTTCTCCATGAAGTCGAAGGCTGCTTTCCTGATCTCCTCTACTGTTGCCTCATCTCCCTGAGCGTCTGTAGTATCCGGTTCGTAAACTACACCGCATACGATCTGCTCATCTTTTTTCTTTTCAAAGATATGAACTTCTTTATAGAATTCATCTGCGAATTCTGCGATGATTTTATCTTTGATATTGGGAGTTCGATTGTCCATGAACTTTCTTGACGCGGTTTCATTGTTGATTATTTTGATGGAGATAATCTGGTCGGAATCGTGATCCTGTATAAACTCATTGTTATGTTGAGAACAATACCATACATGCGAAGGCCCCTCTTGTCGCCAGAGAAGTTCGAAATCAGGCTCTTTGTTGCAATCGGCCATACACCGATCCAGAGACGGAGATTTATAAAATTCACCAGCAAATTCAGGCTCATTAATTTCCCTGATCTCCATTTTCTTTCGGGGAACTAATACCAGATCGTAGAGGGGCTGGAATTTCCAATCAGGACCGTGGGGTTCACTGTGCCAGTGAGTGGATACTAGCCCGGTACGTTCTTCTAGAATCCTATCAAGTTTCAATCGTAAATCGGGGCCTAGGACCACTTTGAAATTATGATCGCCGTCATCTTCAGCTCGAACTATTACGTCAAGATCGCCCGGCTTCCGATTCTTCAAATCATAGTAGAAGGAACCAGCAGCAGAGATGAATGAATCGATCCATACGTATGAAGGAATATCCTCTATCAGTTCTGCTTTGCTGAATTCCGATTCGCCGGTTTCTGTGAGTTTTTTAAGTTCTGGTAAGTTCATAACTATTCCTCAAAGAAGCTTCGATAACCACAGGCCTCCCCCAATCTTGTATCATAATTATTTGGGTTCAGACTGTTTTTCTCATACCAGGGAAAATCCTTACAGCAATCAGGTTTATAATTCTGGATTCTGCATTTATGAGTTTTGTGATCATATTCATCACAATCGTAAAGGAAAAATGTTCCCTCTTGATATTCTGCTACTTTAATAAGTCTCCAATGTTTATTTAACCAGCCGAGTGGAGCATTTATTGCCTCTACTTTTGATACGTCATCCCGGAGATAAATGGGATTACAGCAATTCCCACATTGTAGGCACAGATCCAACTTAAGCTCTTTACAACCAAGGATCCTGAAGATCTCAATATTTCTGCCTTATCTCTTTTTTTTACTGTGCAACAATCCGCGCCGGTTTGCCAGGGACACTTATTAGAATTACCCTATTTAATTCTGACCAGGGGCCGATAAGGTCTCCTATTCGGATTCGACACCGGAAATCGTAAGTGAACGTGCCTATCGGCACAGCTCGGAGATCGATTATCGCGATGATTTTCCTAACTATTAGTTCAGGCGTCTTAGCTTCCCATCGGTGAAATCCCGGAGTTGCATAAATAGCGTGTTCGCCTACTATTCCTTCCTCTAGGGTGACATTCTCAATAATCGGCTCTTCCCATATATCGCTATTTTGCCAGCGGATTTGTACGTCCTCGGAAGTACATTCCATCTCTTGCGCTGAGATATTAAAAGTTGCTAAAGAAAGGAATACTACGGCGATAATTTGATACTTCATAGCTTTTTTTTCACTCCTTTTTTTTCCGGGTTTATTCTTTTTCTCTCTCTGCATTTTTTGAGCAACTGCCTTAATTTTATTCCCACCGCATTTTGCGTCTTTCCCAACTGTAGGCCTAATTCCTTCTGAGAATTCCCATCGATGTAGTATTTTCTAAGTAAATCTGCATCCCCTTCAGAAAGCAATGAGAGAATTAAATCAGTATCAATCCTAGTCAAAAGGTAATCCAAATCAAATGTAGATCTCTGTTCGCTTCTGCAGGATAGGCAGAAATATCGTTCCAATCTTCGTTCGCGTCCTCCTTTGTTCCCCTCTCGTCCTATTCTGTTTCTGATCATATCGTGAATCTTATTCTTTGCTATGGCAAATGCCCAGGTCTCTAAATTCGACTCATCTCTAAATTGGTCTAGATTAAGCCAGACAGCTAACAGAGTTTCCTGAGCCAAATCCTCAGCATCCTCCAGGCTAACAGTTCGCTGGCGAATGAAATTAAGTAAGCGGGACTGTATTTCGATCAGGCATTCTGCTCTCTCAATTGATCCAACGTCTACCATGATTTTCGCACCGCTTCTATTAGCCAACCAAAGAGAACCTTGGCGCCAATACACACCAGAATTGTGAATATTATTTTGAACGCGATCATCGTGGTTTTATTGCTCACTTCCAAATGCTCTTTCTCCGGCTTGCTCCATTTCCTCGATGAATTTATTGGTGTCTTCTCTCGAATGAAATTCCCAATATCCAGATACCACTACTGGAACGGCGACGGCATTAATGACGCCAATGGGCGGCCGGCGTGGACGCGGTGGCACAGGATTCAAAAGTGGAACCGTATCTCCTTTTTTGCCATGTATTTCGTAGGGATAGGGAGATTCCGCCTATCCCTCTGCCATCGACTCCCTTAAATCTCTACTTGCTACCGTGATGCTATTTCGCTTCTTTTTTGCCATTATTTAATAGTCGTCCTTTTTTTTTATGAGTTTGCTTACAGGTATAATCGGCAATCCTCTCTATTATGTTTGCTAGAGCCGCAATATTCGCATTTACTCTGGCTCTTTTTTACCATACCTATATCTCTCCCTTCCAAATGCTTTTACTTCGCCGGCCTCCACGGGGAAGTAATATCCCGAGTCAGCGTGAAGGATACTGTCAGCAGGCCGGGAATTCTCGATAGCTTTCCAGGTCTGCCATCGGGCGTCGCCCTCTTCAGGTTTCAAACATTTCCAGACGAATCTACCATCAAAGAACTTTTGATTCAGCTCAGGTAACTGTGAATCGGGATAGTAGAAGTATTCATGCCAATCCTTACGCTGACTTCCGCTCTTGACTGTGCCAGACCACACTAAACCCATCCAAGCTGCTGTGAGCGGTGTGGCCCCCACGGTTCCCGGGGGTATGATATAACTCCGGTTTACTATCTGAATATCCGCGAGTTGCTTTGCCATCTCCGGTGTGAGGATCAGTTCTTTACCATCCTCAGCTTTCTTCAGTTTTTCTTGTGGCTCTTCTGCGGAAGGTTTTACCACTGAGAGCGCATGCTGAACTGCCATCTTCCCCGTTGTTATTTCACGTCTTTCGCCTTTGAGATAACGGAGATATGAGGGAATATCGGATTCTAGAATCACCCATTGGATCAACTTCGCCAGACCGAGATCCATTCGCATATCAATGTGGATCGAGTGTCCCTCCAGAAGCTTCGCAAGCGAGATCTCTTTCTTCTCGTAGGCCTCTACGTCCCCCAGTTCCAAGCCCCGGATGTGTGTTTGGGCCCAGGCAGTCCCCTCGCGAAAATCAGTATAAAACCCCGCCGGCAGGGGTTCCCTTTCTTTAGCATACTTCTCATAGATCTCTTTTGATATTTTACCGGCTTTGATGCTTTCCCGGATATCAGATTTTAGCTCCCCGCCATCGTTGACATCGGAATCACCTTTGGCCACTGTTGGAATGGGGAGGTAAGAAAGTTCACTATCAACTGGCCTCCATGCAACTTTTAACCCTCCCCAGTTTCCAGAGGAAGCAGCCAGGATCCCCGTAAGCTGCTCCTCGGAGAATTCAGCAAGCGTGGCTAGAATTTCCTCCTTCTTTATCCTCTCACGTTTCGGTGTCAGTTCTGATAATCGTTCTAATACAGCCATTCCATCGGGTGATGACTTCTCCGGAACAGGAGCCTTTACACGCGCGATATACGTTTTGTAGAATGGATATTCTGGCGAATCCGTCTCGAATCTGTTGACATCCTCTGCTGAGATGCGAAGTATTGAGCCAACAGCTATTTTCTGTTTGCTGTTATTTGACCACCCTGTGCGATTATAGAACTTGCCTTTGAACTCCACAGCAGCCTTGCTGTCTTTTTTGCGAATAGCATCAGCCCATTCTTTTGATATTGGTCCCACGCTCAATTCGTACGAGAATACTCCGGGGCTATCTTTTACAGGTTTCTTTCCTATCACTAGACAATCCACCTCGTACTCCATTTTGTACTTGGCCCATGTTTTGCCGGAATAAGGCGCATCTAACAGCTTAATCATTGCACCCTCTGAGATATTCCGGGGTCTGGCCTTTGTGACTACGACCAATGCATTCTGGCTTATTGGTAACCTCGTGATGAATGAGAGCCCCGGCTTTAATCCGATCATACTGCGAACAAAATGAATGTGCTCAGAATCCTTGAATCGATTCAATTCCTCCTTGCGTTCCTTTAAGGGCCATGACTTTGTGGATTTTCCATCTTGTTCAACTACGTCGAATACATAGATATGCGCCCGCTTGCTTGGTTCTACGGGGTCGAATTTCCCATTTATCAGAGCATTGATCGCTGTCCTGTGAAGCACTTCATCATTTTTTTGATTCATCATAATAATTTCTGAGTCCAGCGCGAAGTTGTCCTGCTTCATGGATTCCAGTTCCCGGACCTGGTGTGGTAATCGTTTTGTTTTATTGGGCGTCGCTGTTTCCTCGGGATCAGTGAATATGGTTATCTCGCCGTTCCGCTTAGTTATCTTTGCTCTCAGGCCGTCAAACTTCACTTCCACAACCACGCCTTTTCCTGCTTCCTTAAAGCCCGGAGTATTATCTAAATCTTCCACTTCAAAGATTCTGTATGATGGCTTTGCCAGACCCCAGACGAGGGCCTTTTTGAACTCTACGTTTAGCATGAAGGTCTGAGTTCCACGTGGAACGATCACAGGTCGGGGTTTGTCGTATCGCGTGACTATTTCAAATGCGTAGGCATAGAGTTGCTTCTTACCAGGCCACCACTTCTGCCGTTCTACTTCACTTATCAGGTGCCCCTTAGCTAGATCGAAGAATTTGTCAAGATCAATCTCCGTAGGCGTTTTGAGTTTAATGACACCGTAGGCTAAATCACCAGATACAAGTATTAGTGGCTTCAGTGTCATATCTGGAAAGCGCCTGGCCTTGATAATGAGCTTCTTTTTCCCCTCCCAAATCCAGCGGCCATGTGGCTCAACCAGATAAATCCCCGGATTCTTCTCTCTTAATTTCAGTATCTTCTGCCAGCTTTCGGAAGTAAAAGAAACTGGTAGCTTTCTTGCTAACATTTCATCTGACAAAAGCGATAACTTCTCTCCTAATAATTCCCAGTTTACATCTACAAATTGCTCATTCTTTTCTACTTTTTCGTACCTCTCGATCAACTGGCAGGCCCGGAGATGGAGCCTGTGCAATTCGACGCGTGAGGCGCGGAAGAGATTTTCTGGTGTTAGTTCCTCAATCAGCATTTTTCTTCTTCTTTATGCATGGGTATCGTTTCGATTATTTTCGCGTCTCCGGATAATAATGCTGTGAATTCTCTCATGATGTAACACAGCATTTCTGTGAACTCGAGACTCGTCTGGAGCTTTCCCTTTATCTCTAACACATCTATTCGCGCAAGTATTTCAGCTTTGTCTATCCTCTCATTGTCCTCATTCACCTCTTCGTAAGTCGTCGTGAAAATGTCAGGTTTGCAGGGATACATCTCACCTGCCACTCCAAAGATTAAATAATCTCCTGCGTTGCCCCTCATCGTCCCCTCCAGTGTTTCTACTTCAAACTCGTCTACCATCTGTTTCGCACGGATAGCCAGAGGTCTTTTTTTATAAAGATTAAGTTTCCGAACCAGGTCCCTATCACTACAACGCAACTTCCTTTTCTCCATTATGTTAGCTTCCTCCTATTTCTCTCATTTCTTCCTTTCGCTCGCTGAGGTTGAATTTCCTTTTTTCTGGATTCGATGCCTCCATGTAATCAGATTAATCAAATATCAGCTTAAGAAGTTTCTCGCTTATTCTATCTCGTTCTTCTGCTGTCAAGCCTAGCTCATCATACAACAACATGGCTATATTAGCTAAGTAGGTACGCTTGAACTCCTCATCTGATGCGAACGCGTCGCGAATTGTTTTCCGTGAGGCAGCTATTTTGTTCGATGATTTCATTTTTTAGATTTCCTTCCCGGTCCCAGTGCTGGGATCTCCTTCAGATTCGACGACGTAAAGTAACGATCACCCCCGGGATATGGCTTTCCCAAATCGAGCAATGCACGTATTTCATTTGCATTGAGCACACCCCTATCCCGCATAGAAAGATACCGTTCAACCTCAGCATCCCTATCTCTGGTATCGAGATCATTCAACTTGAATTTCCACGTTTTGCAACCCAATCCCTCCAGGATCAACTTCTCGTTGATAATATTTTCCAGATCTTCTTGTCGAGGCTCAATGATACTATTCTTATAAATTTCGGTAAGCTCTTTCGGTTCACCACCGCCGCCCAGCCGTCCAGTTGGAGGGAGCTTACCAATTCGATATGGAGGCATGCTATACACTGACATTACATCGACCTCCCATATCTGGATCAGAATTCTGAAACTTCCTTCGCGCTCCTTTACATTTAGAGGCGTAAGCTTTATTGTCTGTCCTTCTTCAGGCAATTGAAGAACCATTGTTTTATGGCTCTTCTCTGCGCCCTTCATTTCCGTTTCGATGAAATCTGCGATCTTCTTATCAGCGCCCTCTTCCCAATCTCCCAGGAGTTCTATTAGATACTCCGGAATTCCATGGTTGTCCAGGAAGCTTAGGTTATAATCTCGGGTGCCAATCAAACCCCAGATGGCACCTACAGATGGGAGGATCTTGGGACACCGTAGAAATCATTTGCCCAATAGTAACCCTTTTTGTATATGATCTCATGCCCCGCAGCGTCGCCGGTGAAGGTCCCCAGTTCGCCGGTTTTCTCTGATATGGATTTCTCTAATCCAAACTTCCTGAACCAGATCTTTTCATCATTCC